CCGACAACGCCCGGGCCGATGCGCTGGGCCTGGTCTTTGACTCCGATGCCCGGCATGACCAGGCGCCCGCACCGGCACCCAATGACACCCAAGACGGTCAGGCCACTGACGCGTCTTCAGCCGATCCCATGGCTGCACCCAACGACAACCAGGACGCTCAACCATGACTTACCTTGCCTCCCGCCTGTTCGGGACGCCCTTACTCATCCACCGACCCAAGCTGGACGTGATCTTGTCAGTCGTCGGCCAGCGCATCGGCATGGCCGATGTACCTGCGATGCCCATGACGGACATGGCAGTTTTCCAACGTCCCCCGCTGGCCAGCGCACCTGAGGGCATTGCTGTGATTCCGATCCACGGATCACTGGTGAAGCGATCGCTTGGCATGGAGGCCGCATCGGGCCTGACCTCCTACGGTGAGATCGCTGCGATGCTCGATGCGGCGCTAGCCGATCCCCAGGTCAGCGGGATCCTGCTCGACATCGACTCCCCCGGTGGCGAGGCCTCGGGCAGTTTCGAGCTGGCCCGTCGTGTGCGCGAAGTGGCAGCGATCAAACCCGTCTGGGCGGTGGCCAATGATGCGGCGTACTCAGCCGCCTATGCCATCGCGGCCAGTGCCCAGCGCCTGTTCGTGACAGAGACAGGCGGTGTCGGTTCTATTGGCGTGATCGCCCTGCATGTTGACCAGTCGGCCAAGGACGCCAAGGAGGGCTACCACTACACCGCCATCACGGCCGGTGCGCACAAGAACGACTATTCGCCGCATGAGCCGTTGTCGGATGCGGCCAAGACCGAGCTGCAGGGTGAGGTCGATCGGCTCTACGCCATCTTCACCGAGCACGTTGCTGCCATGCGCGGCCTGGATATGGAGACCGTGCGCGCCACGGAGGCTGGGCTGTTCTTCGGCAGCAATGCCGTGGCCCAGGGGCTTGCTGATGGTGTCCAGACGCTGGAGGCCACCCTCAGCCAATTTCATCAGTTCCTCAACGCCCGTAACCATTCGCCGTCTCAGGTGCGGGGCGTCATCCGTGCTGAGGCGGCACTTCCCCACAAGGAGATTTCCATGCCTGACCCCCAGGACACCCTTCAAAACCCCGTGGCCGACACCATCGATATGGCCGAAGCAGAAAAACTGGTTGCCCAAGCCAAGCGCGAAGTCACGCAAACCGCCCAGGCGATTGCCGAGCTGTGCCTGCTGGCTGGCTGCCCTGATCGTGCCGCCGAGTTCATCGCTGCTGGCAAATCCCAAGCCGATGTGCGCCGCGTGCTGATCGATGCCCGTGCCGCGCAGTCCGATGCGGCCGACATCCGATCCACGATCACCGTCGATGCGGGCACCCAGTCGCTCGATCGCCCTGAGACCTCGCCCATCGTGGCGGCCGTCAAGAAACTTACCGCCCAAGCCTGAGAAAGGAATAAGCCATGCCCGCCATCACCGAACAAAACAACCTCGCAGATCTCTTGAAGTACGAAGCACCCAACCGCTATTCGCGCGACGTCGCCACCATCGCCGCAGGCCAGAACCTGCCTCTGGGTACGGTGCTCGGCCGCAACGCCAGCGACGGCAAGCACTACGCCATCGACCCCGCTGCGACCGACGGCATCGAATCCGCCATTGGCGTCCTGGCCAACGCGATCGATGCCACCAACGCTGACCGCAGCGATGCCATCCTGATCGCCCGGCATGCCATCGTCGCCAAGACCGCACTGGTCTGGCCGATCGCGCTCACCGGTGCACAACGTACCGCTTACGAGCAGCAGTTGGCTGAGCGTGGCGTGCTGGTTCGCGAAAGTGCGTAAAGCCTGCACCTGATCCGCCTGTTACCCACCCCATTCATCCCCTCGAACCCGCCTGGCCGTCTGGCTTGCGCGGGTTTCGTCATTTTTGGAGCCTCATATGCAGAACCTCTTTGCCAACCCCGCCTTCAGCATGGCCAACCTCACGGCCGCCATCAACCTGGTGCCCAACCGCTACGGCCGGCTGGAAGACCTGAACCTGTTTCCGGCCAAGCCCACGCGCTTTCGGCAAATCATCATCGAAGAGCGCAACGGTGTGCTCAACCTGCTGCCCACCATGCCACCCGGCTCGCCAGGCACTGTGGGCACGCGTGGCAAGCGCAAGGTCCGCTCCTTCGTCATCCCCCATATTCCGCACGACGACGTGGTGCTGCCCGAGGAAGTCCAGGGCATCCGTGCCTTTGGTTCGGAGACCGAGCTCGAAACCCTGGCCGGTGTGCTGGCCCGGCATCTGGAGACCATGCGCAACAAGCACGCGATCACGCTGGAGCATCTGCGCATGGGCGCCTTGAAGGGCGAGATCCTGGATGCCGATGGCTCGACCATCTACAACCTCTATGACGAGTTCGGCATCGATGCCACGACGATGTCGCTGGGCCTGGCGGACGCCAAGACCAATGTGCGCAACAAGTGCGTCAAGGTCCTCGGCGAAATGGAAAAAGCCCTCCAGGGCGAATTCATGACCGGCGTGCGTTGCCTGTGCTCGCCGTCCTTCTTCGAGGCCCTGACCAGCCACGCCAATGTGGTGGAGTCCTACACCCGGTTCCAGGAAGGTGCCTGGCTGCGCGAAGACGTGCGCACCGGCTTCACCTACGGCGGCATCACCTTCGAGGAATACCGGGGCCAGGCCAGCTCGGCCGACGGCACGGTGCGCAAGTTCATCGCGGACGGCGAAGCCCATTGCTTCCCCATTGGCACGGTCGACACCTTCGGCACCTACTTCGCGCCAGCGGACTTCAACGAAACGGTCAACACCCTGGGTCAGCCGGTCTACGCCAAGCAGGCGCCCCGCCAGTTCGACCGAGGCACCGACCTGCACACGCAGAGCAACCCGCTGCCCATGTGCCACCGTCCGGGCGTGCTGATCAAGCTGACGGCTTGATTCATGCAAGCAGCCTTTGAGCGAGCAGTGGTGCGCCTGTTTGCCCGGCTGGGGGTGCCTGGCACCTACCGGCTGGCGGATGGCCGAGAAATCGCCACCCGGTTCATCTCCAAGCAGGCCGATGTCGTCGAGTCTTTCGGTGAGACGCGCTTGGCACTGGCAACCCACCGCTTTGATGTGATGGCCCGAGAGGTGATGTCTCCCCGCGAGGGGGAACGCTTCACCGTCGCTGGCCAGACCTATCAGGTGGTGGGTGAACCGCTGGCGGATCGTGATCGCCTGATCTGGACCCTGACCGGAGCACCGGTATGAGGCTGATGGCTGCCTTGTCCGGTGACCTGGACCAGATGCTGACCGATGAGGTGCGCGTTGCCGAGCAGGCTGTGACGCAGTCCATCCGCGAAGCAACCGACGGTCTCAAGACCGAGTTGCGCAACCAGATCACCGGTGCGGGCCTGGGCCAGCGCCTGGCAAACACCTGGCGCGGCGAGGTCTATCCCAAAGGCCAGATGAGCATCAAGGCAGCGGGCCTGGTCTACAGCAGAGCCCCAGAAGTGGTCGGCGCCCATGACCAGGGCGCGACCATCCGCTCCAAAGACGGGTTCTGGCTGGCGATTGCCTTGCCCGCTGCTGGCAAAGGCCCGCGTGGCAAACGCATGACTCCTGGTCTTTGGGAAAAGCTCCGTGGCCAGCGCCTGCGCTTTGTCTACCGCCGGGGCAAGCCCTCGCTCCTCGTCGCAGAAAACCAGCGTGCCCGCCAAGGCCAGCGCGGGGGCTTCTCCGCTGCCTCGCAAAAGGCCCAAGCCACTGGCCGAGGCCTGGTGACGGTGCCGATGTTCCTGCTGGTGCCGCAAGTCACCCTGAAGAAGAAATTCGACATCGACAGCGCCTCGCGCCGTTGGGTCAGCACGCTGGCCAACCGGATCGCCAACCGCTTCGATGAGGCTGAACGCAAAGGTGAAAGCTAATGAGCCAACGACCCAGTCAACGTGAGAGCGCCATCGGCGCACTGTTTGCTGTGCTCGGACAGATGTCTCTGGGTGTGATGACCAAACGCAACGCATCCTTACCCGAGAGGCTGTCAGAGCATGCCATGGCCGTCTTGCGTGACGGCGAGATGGGCGAACCCGAGGTGTCGCTCTCGCCACTGACCTACCACTGGCAGCACCAGGTGGCGATCGAA